AGAGATCAGGACGTACCATTGCTATATTAGCTCTGGAGGTAACTGTTACATGACCTTTAATCGTTACAGTAGTTGTAAGCCCCTTCTGGGATGTATGTTGGTGAGTGTCATTTGTTGTCCAACCTTCACCACCAAACTGTAATTTAGTGTAAGGGTTATAAGCATCATGGTAATCATCTGTGTCGTCGTTATCTGTAGGTTGTGGGGTACAACGTGTATCCATCTCATACCTAAGATTACTCTTACCACCTGAGCTTGCATTAGGAGGAGAAGTAGATCCAATAGCTGTACCAGTGTTAACTGTTACATATTCTCTACCCATCCCGACGCAATCTCCATTACCAACTTTAGAACCTCCTGATGTACTTGATCCATCTAAAGAGATATCTTCATCTACCACTATACTAGTAGCACGTGGGTATGAATATGTTGTATTATCTGCAGGGTCGTATATATCTAATGCATACTGTTTACCATATGCAATACTATCTAGTTGTATATAAGCTTCAAATGGTTGTGCTGGTTGTAACGAGGCTGCATCTGTTTTCATTAAAACAGTCTTCTTTCTGTTAACAAAGAAGGTTGTTTGGTTAATTGTTAAAGCCTGTATATCAGAAGATTTATTATCTGACGAAGAAGTATTATCTAAATAAGTTGCAACACCTGAACCAGCAACATTTGCATAATCCACGGGTATCTCAACACCGTCACTACATCTCCATATTTTAACAGCACCATTTCCAGCAACTTGTCCAATGTAATGTTCTGTAAGATCTGTGTAAATATGAAACCATTTTGCATGAGCTGCAGTTGAAGGTGTTATTGAATTTATCAGTGAACTTCCCGGACGTTTGATTAATTGCTCAACTACATCAGGAAAACCATTAACTAGATCAACAACTTGCCCCGGAAATTTTTTCTCGTCAGGTTGAGTTGATATACCTAGAACATAGTTACCAATTTTTTGTGTGACACTTGCCATTATCTTCTTAATGCTTGATAAGGTTTATAAGATTGATATGATGATTCATCAGGCCAGCCCATAAAGTTATGGTCACCTTGATTGCACTCATATTCTAAACATGTAGCTCTAGCTTGTAGTTCAAATGTAGATAACATTTGCTGTAGTTCACGGTTAGATACTAACTGTACAGCAGCTCTACCTGATGCTTTGTATATTATATACCTTTGGAATGGTGCTGGTATATCTTCAAATTCTAATAGAGTAACTTTGTTTACATAAAAGTAATCATCATCTGGATATTCAAATGTATGGTTTACTCTATCATACATCTTCCAAATACCATCTGAATCTTTTCTTCTCACAAAGTCACGAGTACGATCCCATGCATCTTCATTATCTATTCGTAAAACATCAGATGCTATAATTATTTTATTATCTGTTGTGTTAACATTTTCTTTTATATGATATTCTAAATTAAAAGTCCAACCCTCATTCTGGACGTCTTGATTTACTTCTTTCAGTATGTTATATATGAAAGATATTTCAGGGTTATTAAAATCTATACCAGAGATAGGTGCTTGGCCAATACTACCAAGAATTGCATTCACTGCGGATAGTTCGGTATCGATGGTTACAGTCGTGGTAGTCATAGTTAAGAATTATAAATAAAAAAAGGGGAACCGAAGCTCCCCCATTGAATTAGGTATACTGACCTGCTACTACAGCGCAAGTGTCAAGGACACCTGAGCTGCCTACAGTGTTGTATGCCAAACGTAAGTTTTTAGTTGTGGAGGCTACAGCTGATGCGTTGCCTGATCCACTTGTATCAGATGGAGAGATACGAGTCTCGGTTCCTGCACCGCAGACTCCGTATTCACCAACTGCTGTTGGTACTGCCATAGTATTATATTGTTAAGAAACTGTACCTATGTTAGCAGGACTCAAATGCTTCCTACCATACTCCAGAGGAGTGGCAGGATTCTTAGTAACGGACTTGTCAACTTGACCAATCCCACTAAGGTTAGCACCGTTCCCTTTAACTCTAGTTATAGTTGTAGATGTTCCGGGATTAAGTGACATGATTATGAGCGAGCTGAGGTTAATTCAATAGCACCTGCAGGGTTTAGTGTTCCGGCGCCCATTGCGAGCCTTCCTACGAGTACATCTCCTTGGTATAAAACTGACACGTCACCGCCTGTAACTTGGACTTGTGGTCCAATGGCTTCAACGATTCCAGCTACGTCACGCTGATAGATAAGACCACAGTGAGTAGAGAAGTCACCTGAATAGGTATTGTTCTCACCAGACTGAGAGTTAACTGTACCAGCTAGGAAAGGTAGGTTGTTAGAACGCTTGATTGAGATACCAGCAATTTCAACTAGACCTTCACCAGAGTTTAGGTTACCTTGTGAGTTACCATAGTCTCTGTTTAAGATGTTAGATGAGACTTGTGAGACAAGTGCATAATATTGCCTTGGGTTTAAGACGGCTGTACGTCCTGTCTTAGGAAGATTTTTTTCATCAAGAACTGCTGCTGCCTCAAAGAAGGCATCCACTAATGCTTGTGCATTGTACTCCTTAGTCACACCAAGCTCGATGGTTGTACCACCGGGTTCTGGACCGGGAGATGCAGTGATAGGATGAGCTTCACGTGCTGCTAGAGCAATCGTTCTGAAGACTTTCTTATCATATGCTTCGGCCAGTGCATGACCAATCTTCTTAGAGATCTCAGATCTCAGAGAGTAATGTGCAAGTGTCTCATCTAAATCATAAACGAACGCAGAGCTGATTAGAAGGTCATCACATTGGATGGTCTTCTCAGCTACTGGAGGATCGCCTGATCCGAGAATAGGTTCACCCGGAGTATGGTAAGCCGCTTGCATGCGTCCCGTGAAAATGAACTGTAATGATTTACCGTTCTTTAGGGTACGTCTTTGTACTGTATCTCTTGCAATCGTTGCTGACTCATAAGCTTTGAATAGCTCACCAGAGAACAATTTGAGATAGGTTGCGTACTTGGTATCATACGCCTGTGAACCAGCGGTATTAGATACCGATTTATTCAGGGCGCCAAGTACTGACTGTGTGGCGTTAGCCATTATATTGAAGAGTCTGTATAGGTTTACATACTCTCAAACGTTTGAGAAATTAATTTATATTCGTGGTCTATCCCACCGTCTAGACAGCTTAAGGGTATCCTCGTAAGGGCCAAAAGCCAAAGCGGGTGAGGAGAATCGAACTCCTGTATACTAGCTTGGAAGGCTGTAGTCATCCATTGACACCCGCATGAAGGAGGGGTGAACCTCCTATCACACTTAGAACTTAAGGTACTCTAAGTATGTACCGAATTTAATAACCGTTGCAGAAGCGTGACTTGTATTCTGTGCAGCTTGTAGGTCTACATGACCAGCAGTATCACCTGCGGTAATTGTACCTTCAATGAATGCATAGAGAGGACCGTCTCCACCTGTAGCAGCTACTTCAGGAGAACCTGCAGTTGTAACATCGAATGTTACTGCTTCAGTTACAGCACCTGAGATAGGATTCTCAGATACCATGTTTCTAGCTCTGTAAGATACAGTGTTAGTTGGAGTTGTGATCTTATACTTAAGGTCGCCATCAGCTTCGTTCTGTACATCAAGGTATACTCTGAAGATAGCACGTTCATACTTACCTAGATCAAACTTAAGGATTGATTGATAAGTTGTTGAACTTGTGATACTAATATCGTTAGGTACGATCAGCTTAGTATTCCATTGAGTCTGAGCATGTACCACAGTACCAGCTACAGTGTTTGTATTAAAAGCCATGGATTTTAAATAGTATTAGTTAATTACCCGTATGTATTGTTCCGCAATACTGGGTTAGTAGTTTTCTGTGGTTTCGCACGGTACTTCATTCTGATGAAACCTTAAGTGTGCAGTTTCAACAAAGATGAAAAAGGCTAGCAGCATAAAAACCACTAGCCACATTTCATTGAATTTAGAACTTATACTTGGCACCTATCTTAGTACCATAATTTTTATCAGCATCTTCTACTGTTGCAAAAGAGAGTTCTCCATATACATCCAACTTCTCAGATGCTGCTACGGAACCTCCGAGCTTACCTGTGAAATTAGTAGAGCCTTCTCCACCATCAGTACCTGCAAGTGCGGGGCCACCTTGGATGTAATATCCAAACTGTCCTACATCACCTTCATAACCAATGTGTAGATCTGTAACTCTTCCAGTATAATCTGTACCAGAATAAGATGCGTTTGACTCAGCATTAAGATAGACGCCAGCCATTGCAGGAGTCGAAGCGAAAGCTGTTGCCGCTAGGGCTAGTGCAATTGATTTCATGTTTTTAAATTAAATGTTTTTTGTGTAAGTTACACCACGATACCTTAGTTTTACTGACATAGTAATTCTCTAGTATCACAGCCCCGTTCCATGCTGTGAATTCATGCGTCCCGTTAAGGATGAACGGACGTGGTGTTTAAGCTATTGGTGTGATCTCTTTAGCCGCAAGATCAAGCGGGAAATTATGAGCATTCCTTTCATGCATTACTTCCATCCCAAGGTTAGCACGGTTCAAGACGTCTGCCCAAGTAGGGACGACCCTACCACTGGCATCAAGTATTGACTGATTGAAGTTAAAACCGTTGAGATTAAAAGCCT